TATTCCTTACCAGGGAACCATTCGGACAATGGTTTTACGTTTGATCAACGTAGGCTACCCCGCATGTGCTAAAACAACGAATCTATTGGTGATTAAATCCGCAAAACGTCGCCCGCACACACTAGTGTTTTCATAAACACTAAAACTGGCCTTTTACAGAAGGCTAACTGGTTGTATTTCTTTACCTAGGCTTTCACCGGGCCCCCAACCAGGGGCCCATTCTGACCTCTACACTGCTACTATTCTCATGGAGCCATACGCCTTAAGCGTACCAGCAGCTCCAGTGAGTGTACACACGAGCGTCAAAGCTTGGGATCCGTTCACTGATATGAAACCGGACCCTGCAGCGGTGGAATCTTCCCCACCTGCTATGCCTCCTGTCGTTATTGCAGGATAGACATTAGCTATACCCACTTGCACTGTGGCAACAGCTGGGTATACTGATAGAGTAAGTTCCTCATTTGATGTGTCTGTTGCCTTGACAAAATAATCAATCAAGTAATTGCCAGCGGGCAAAACAATTGATCCGGCAGTATTAACTGCAGTCACACCATTAGGGAGACCAGCACCAGCCAAAGCCAAGGTTGTTGCTACCGTTGTAGTCAAAGTTTCACCTCCTGTGACACTCTGCAACAACGCAACTTGGTTATTTGCTGGCGCGGCTCCAGTGCTCTCCAAAACAGGGACTTCAAGTCGCACTCTATAGCGAACTCGAAGTTCCCCCAACTCTGCTGTACTTCCATTATTCACGGTTGTAACAAACAAGTTGCCAGCATCGTAGGTTTTAATATCACCTCCGCCGGGTAGGGCACCGGGACGCACGTACTTTCCTTTACGTCTTCCACCATCATTGAGCTCAAATGGTTGTAAAAACAACCTCAACTGCTCATACGGCACATCATCAACATGTGGATCCATGTCGAGAGTTTGCTGTAACGTGGTGGGCGGAGCATCTGCGGCATCATAATCGCAGCTTAGCACAACAGCTCCTTGTCCTTGTGTTTGAAACTGACTAGTTCTCGTTTTAAAGTAGAACTCCAGTGCTTCAAATGTATATTTTTCAAACAACAGGGCAACCTTAGACAACCATGGGAATGTCCCCACTTGTCCAGGATTTATCGGATACGGGGTCACTGTAGGGGTGGCAGAGTTAGTACCATTGACTACTGCAATGTACTCATCTTGCTCAATCACTTGCCTACGTGAACTTTGTAAGGTTTGACCTCCTGCGGTCACCCTCATGTCCATAGACCTACTGCGTATAGGCCCTCCAGGCCCAAAGGACACTCCCGGTCCTCCTCGGCGGGGTTCATTCATTCCTTGAGTTTGCCATGAACCATAACCGCTCGCTTTGGGCTTGGGCATCTTGTTTGCACGCCTCTGCTTCTTGGCTTGTGCCTTGCCAGGAAAGGGCAATCCAACATTCACTCTTCTTGGGGGAGGTGCAATGTGGAACCCAACGCCACTCTTGTTCATTTGAACGGCGCCAACAGTCTGTGCCAACTGTCGTTGTCTGGGTTTTCTTTGTCGTTGAGGTAATGCTAACATATTGTATTTTTGCTCAATCAATCCACTATCGTAAGTGGGGCCCGTTAGACTATATTTAGTATAACTGCTTTTTATTCCGCTTTTTAATCTTTCTTCGCGTTCGGAATATGATTGATTATG